TGATCTTTGTACATCAATAATCATCGGTGCTGTGATCGCTCGTGTTGCGATTTCATCTGCATCAATAAGCTTTAGAAAAGCATAAGGAGAATAAAATGTCTATTTTTTTGCTTACTGGTGCCATTGGTACTGGAAAAACGACATATTGTGTTGATGAGCTTATGAAAGCAGATGAAGCTAATAAAAAACATATTAAAGATGGTAATCTCGATAAAGTACGCAAGATTTATTCAAATATTGATGGTCTCAAAGTAGATCATGATCCATTGCCTGATGATTGGCGTACAACACCGAAAAACTCAATCATTGCATATGATGAATGCCATAAAATTGATATTTTTAAACCGACACGTAAAACCTTGCATGATGATGAAAGAATCATTGCACTCAATGAATCTCGACATTCAGGTCATGATATTTACTTTATTACGCAATCCCCAAAATTCCTACATCAACATATACGTGGCTTGGTCAATCAGCATTTTCACTTTCATAATCCGATGGGTGCCTCTGTAGCAACAGTATTCATGTGGCGACATGGCAATACAACGACTCCAGATTCAGAACAGGCTAAGAGCAAAGCCGAAAACTCATTTATATATTCATTCGATAAAAAGGTTCAGGAAAACTTCTCCAGTGTTGATGGTGATGATGTACAACACACAAGAAAATTAAGAATTCCCCGTAAAGTTATTCTGTGGTGTCTAGCCCCAATCGTATTGATTGGAATAATTGTATATTTGCTAACAAAACCATCTACAACGGGCAATCTCACTGGAGAGACATTTGTTAATCAAACAAAGAAAGAATTGGGCAAAGCACAAGAAGCAACTGGACAGATCGGCCAGTCAACTACTCAAAACAACCTTGATATTGAATGTCGTAAATCTGTCAATGTAGAAAAACCTGAATGTGTAGAATGGTTCAATAATTTGTCTAAAAACAATGGCTCTGTTTCTGGTGACAATGCACAAAATACAATTGTGAGCTATAACCCGAATACACCGTTTGACCAAAAAGAAATCCAAGAAACAGTACGCTATGAAGTCACAGCTAAACCCGTATTTAGCGGTTGTATGAAGAAGAACGGCAGATATGTTGCATATACTCAACAAGGAACAATACTAAATGAAGTATCACAGTCTGACTGTCAAAAATTGATGAATGGAGATCGACCATTTAATTACTTTGCAAATAACAATCAAAATCAGGGCATGAATACTCAACAACAGTACCAACAGCAAACTAACCCTAATCCCGTTCAACGTTCACCACAACCAGTGCAAATGGCTAACAATCAAGTTGATCCACATTTAGAAGCGAAAGTTGTCAGTGGCGCAAACGGTTCCTAAATAGAGGGGGTGTCTACCCCCGAACTGATTCAATATAAATTAAAAGCGTCTTCTCTCTGATTACAAGCTCCCGTATGATTTAAAACGGGAATAACAGAGCGTCCGTAGGCGCGAACTGGAGAAAATAATGAGTAAGTATTTTTTGTTTTTTATATTAATTTTATTAAATATTTTCTTAATCTTTCTCTAGTTTTTTTATTTTGATTGGCATTATCTTCCAAGTTCTCTTTCCGCTGTAGCGAAAACCCGGCTTTGTCCTGGTACTTGATTAATGATATAAAACAATAGGTTGAATTTTTTAGGTGAAATTATGGATTGGCAAAATATGACATTTTATAACTGGCTTGGAATTTATATTTTATTTATTGTTTTTCTCTTTCTATCTCTCGTGTTTGTTACTAAAACTTTAGAAGACTGATTTCGCATAATATACCAAGATTATGTTACTTGCACTGCAACCTATTAAAATGCCATTTTCCCGACCAGAAAATGGCATTTTCTTTTTAAGAAAGGCAGTGCATTTAACATCAATCTGCATTATGCGACTTCATTCTGACGAGGAGCGGAACGTACGGAGGTGCGACGCTAGGAGCACAATGCGAACGTACCGCACCGCAGTCCAGATTTAGAGAGGGCACACTGCTATCTAATAGTGTGCCTGACTCCGGAATTTCGGAGATTTATCCTATAAGTGCTTGTTTTCATTAATTAAATAGCATATGTTTTATATATCCTATTGAATTTAAACGTTTTTTCAATCTTTTTTTAGATCAATTACTCTTAAATTACCGCTTGTAGTTAATTCAACAGCGTTGATGCATTGTTCAAGTATTAAATGTACTAGTTCGCTTTCTTTAATTGGCATTAAATTTCTATTTATCAATAGCTTATTAAGCTCTATACATTTCTTTCTTAACATTTCCTGTTCTTTGTCGTTCATTCTAACTGTGATAGCCATAGTTTCATCTAAATTCAATTAATTAATGTGTATATGATAATACTTGTATACAAGTAATTTGTTCTTGCTATTCGTGTATACATGTATTAAATTCTACTCAATGTTATTTGTATACATGTTCAAAGATATGCTTGATCATCTCCGTTTGTGCATTCCAGTCATACCGACACACTCAAGATGTGTTGATGGTAAGCACCATTATTTTAATGGTGACATCCGTGATTATGGATTGGAAGCAGCAACGAGACATGTAAGTAGAGCAGAGGATGGAACAACAATAACAGGTGAGCTTTATCATCCATATGAATCATTAGCAAGTGATTTTACAGACATGGCAATGAAGTTCTTTGCAAATACGATGAACACTATGCCGTATGTAGAGATAAAAGCATCTCCACTCAAGTTGTTGCAAGGTCATAACGTTTATGGTTTTGAGTGTATCAGACTTGGTGCAATTCATATGATTGGTATGCTTGAAGAAGCTTATCCTGAAATTTGTTCTATTTTAGATTTTGAAAATATTGAGGTTTTGCACCTTGATACAACTTATTTTGTACGGTTACCACATCAGAACATGGTTCAACCAGTACTTGATTATATGTCTAATATTGCAGTTGGGCATCGTAAGGCTAAACAAGTTAAGTACGAAAATTATATTACGTGGGGCAATGAAGAAGGACGTTATATCCGCCCTAAAGCCTATGGCAAATTTGAAGAAGTTAAATCGCAATTAAACAAGATCCAAAAGCAAGCTGATAAAGGCTGTATGCGTTCTAAATCCTTAGTTATTGCTATGCATGATGCATTGCAATTCTCAAATGCAGTTGTGCGATTTGAAGCACGTATCTGTAAGACATATTTAACCAAAAATGGTTACCCAAGTAATTTATGGAAACTCATAGATTTACAGATTCAACAGCCAGATCTATTGGCTAAGTTATGGCATGTATCGTTTGACCCAATTCTCAATGCATTAAAGGGTGAGAAAATGAATTTTTCAGATGATGGTGAAATCCTAGATTTATTAAGATCTAAACTTTTTACAGTTACTAAATCTGGTAAACGAAGTACTACTAAAGCTGATAACGCATTTAAGTTCTATTGTTTAATACGTCAGATGGGTTGGGTTGCTGTTAAAAAAATATATAAAGAATCAACGTTTTACGACAACATTAAAGCGATAACTGATTGCAAGATTAGTAGAGCTCAATTACAGAATTTACATAAAAATCAAAATGGTAAAGTAATCCCATTTACTCGTTTAATCGAGATTAAGTTCGAACAACAATTACCATCTGATTATCAAATCCCAGTTTCAAAGTATGCCGAACGTTTCGGTTTAGTTGCCTAAAGAGGTTATTTATCATGCAAGTTCAATTTAACAAACGCACTATTTTGCCATCTGTTTATCGTAAAGAAGACAAGGTTTATTTTTCTACAACGGTATTTTCACCAGTTCGTTACAACTTATCGGCTGGTTCAGGAATGATGCCAGTAGAACAGATTAATGCAATTTTAGAAGAGTGTGCAGACAACGCCCAAGAAGTCGAAATCGAGTTCACAGAACAACAAACCAAGTTTGGTGCTCAGATGCAGATTTTTAGCGTTAAGCCTGTACCTAAGACTAATCAGGTTAAAACGCCATGAAATATGAATACATACGATGTGCGGGATGCGGTCAGATGATCATGCGTATCAATTTTCAGAAGCGCAAATTTCATTTAGATAATTGTGAGATATTTGAATAATAGTTTTTACAATCAAAGTCTTAATTATACCAATTTCGTATAATGTATAATATGTAAATAAATCAATAACTTAGAGTAATAATAATCATGACACAGTTTTTATATAAGTGCAAGAAATGCGGAAAACAATTCGAAAATCATGCGTTTTACTGTGTCCATTATTACCAGTGCAATGGGGTAGATCAATGAATTATATAGTCTGGTATTTCTTCATATTCGGCTTAGTAGCTCATATCTATTTGACCTATAAATTTGTCTTAAAACAAATAAAGAGAATTTAACGAATGTATGTCTGTAAAACGCTATCACAACCCGACTTAAACGGTTTACAGACTTGCATAGAGTGGACGGACTTCGGTTTGTTTTCTCTAACACCAGCCCAAGCTGCTGAATTATCAATGTACATCATCTTAGCTTTTGTTGTGACTTGGTGCTTTAAGCACTTGGGTAATTTTATAAAAACTTTTAAGTGAGAAATGTTATGAATAAATTTGATGAAAGCCTTGTATTACATGCTGTTCCACACAATTCCAAAAAACCTAAATTTGCTTTGAATCGTAAAGCATTTGCTGGTTCTTTGGCACTTGTATTCTCTGTTATTGCTGGACCTGCAATGGCTGCGGTCGATCTTGGTATTGATGCTGAAGAATTAAAGACTTTAATTCTAGGCTTGATTGCCACAATCGCATTGCTTGGCACTGCTTATTTAACCGTACTTGTTGCTACAAGTGCGTTCTCGTTAATTCGTCGCGTAATTCGCGGTTGATTAAAGGATGGGGAGAAATCCCCATTTTTACTATGACTCTTATATATCTCATTCTAGTAATTGTTCTCTGTTTTATCCTTTTTTCTTAGATCAAATATTTAAGGGGTTACGCATGAAATTTTTTAAATATTTGATTTTTATTATAACTTCATTCATTTCAATTAATGTATTTGCTGATTATACAATCAATTCATTAGGCTTTTCAGGTTTATATTCAACAAAAGAAGCAGCGTGTAATGCTTTTTCAGCTCATGTTAAAAGCTATTACAATAATAACAATCTAAATTATTCACCTTCAATTCAAGGCAATACTTGCTACGCTGGTAATGCTGCTTATGCAGATTTTTCTGAATCAGAAGCAAAATGTCCAACAACTGTCACATCTACTCCTATTTCTGTACCGGGTTGGACATCTTGGGACATTGACCAAATAGATTCATATTCTGCACAGATACAAGGTAAAACAGCATGTTATCAAGGATGTAAATATAAAAACCCGACAATGAGTGGTTCTGAAGGCTCTGATATGATGAATCTTGTTTATGGAGATGGTGTAAAAGATTCATCTTGCCCCACAGGTGACACTACAAGACCTTCTACGCCTACACCAAATAATACTGGTTCAACACAAATGAAGCCTGAAGAATGTAAAAGTCCTACAGGTTCTGACGGTTATTGTAATAAGCCAAGTAACAAGCAATGTCCATCAGGTTACAAACAAGGTTCCTTTAACAATCAACAAATTTGTATAAAGCCGTCTCCAGACCCTGACCCAACTAAGCCAAATCCAAATGACCCAAACAATGGCGATGGTAAAGGAAACTGTAACGGTACTAATAACTGTAATACGACAAATTTCGATGATTCAAAAATCATATCTGCCATCAATGCTTCAACAAGTGCTATTACGCAAGCAATATCATCATTATCAAATTCTTTATCAAGTGGATTTTCATCTGTAGTAAATGCTGTTTCATCTGTTACAAGTGCTGTAAATGCAAACACATCAGCAGTCAATTCAAACGGTGATAAAGTCACCAGTGCTGTTAATGAAAACACATCAGCAGTGAATTCAGTTAAATCTGCTGTTAATGGCTTAAATTCATCAATTCAAGCTGTTACAACTGCTGTAAATGCAAGTGCTGATAAGGTCACTAATGCAGTTAATTCAAACGGAAAAAACACAGTTGATGCTGTAAACGCAAATGGTGAAAAGGTTACTAACGCGGTTAATGAAAATGGAAAAAATACTGTTGACGCTGTTAATGCAGGTACAGAGGTAACTAAGGAAAATGGAAAAAAACTCGATGGCATAAAGGATGGAATAGAGAAAAGTAATGGACTACTAGAAGACATAAAAAATTGGCTTAATGGTGATCTTCCTCCTTCTGAGGATGGCAAAGTGGGTGTTGGTCAAATTGAATTACCATCTGATAATACAAATATAATTAAATTCAACGCTGTATGTCCTGCTCCAGTTGAACAAAACGTTTCAATTATTGGATATTCATGGACATTTTCATTCTCATTTGATTCTTACTGTGAAGTTTTAGCCAAGTTAGCCAATTATTTCGTCTTTGTCGCTTACTTAGGTGCTGCATTCATTGTTGCAGGGGTGAGAGATGCCTAGACTCCTCATAATGATTGCAGGCTTTATCTTAGAAAGTGCCATAAAAAAACTATTACTTGGTGCAGGTTTAGCGCTTGTTTCAATGACTGTCATACAAACAATGTTTGATAGAGCACTACAAAAAGCTGTTTCACAAACTGGTTCAATGGATAACTGGATCCTAGGTTTAATCGCAATTGCAAAACTTGATCTTTGTACATCAATAATCATCGGTGCTGTGATCGCTCGTGTTGCGATTTCATCTGCATCAATAAGCTTTAGAAAAGCATAAGGAGAATAAAATGTCT